TGGTGCTTGCACTATTTCAAGCTATGAGGGTTGCTTCTGGTTTAGGTAAAACATTTAACATTGTTTATACAGGTGACTACAACATCTTTAGGGACGAAGGTGCTGAAGCACAAGGCGTGTTAAACGCACTATGCACTACACGTCGAGTTAAGCCTATTTGGTTAGCACCTTTTGAACACATGACGTACAACTCTGTGGAACGTAGCAAAAGCATCTACTTAAGTATGCCTGAAGAACTACGTGAAATGTACTGGTCCTGTAGACATCCTACAGATGCTCTTAATGGTTTTATTGTGTGTGGTGACTGCCATGCTTGTGATCGTCAAAAAGCAATGCAAGAAAGTCTAAAAAAAGACTTGACAAATGACTAAAAATATGCTATACTATTACTATAGTTAAACATTAGAGGAAACTATGACTCCCGAGCTTGAAACTTATTTTAATAATTATAACGAACTCTTCAACCACGAAGGTTTCAAACAACTCGTACAAGAACTCTCTACTAATGCTACTCAGCTTGCTGATATTCAAACAGTAAAAGACATAGAAGATTTACATTATCGTAAAGGACAAGTAGCTGCCTTTGCGACTATTATAAATTTACAAAACACTATTACTGCTGCTAGAGAGCAAGCAGAAGCAGAAGACGAAGAACCTTTAGATGTTTAAGGTCTATGACTTCCGTTGCACTAACGGACATGTCTTTGAAGAATTCGTACAGCCTAACGTCACAACTAGTAGGTGTGGTTGTGGCGCTAACGCTAAGCGATTAGTGTCTGCCCCATCTTTCCACCTTGACGGTGCTTCTGGAGACTTTCCAGGTCAGCACATGAAATGGGTTAGGGAACATGAAAAAGCTGGACGCAATAAAAAGGAGGACGCCTAAAGGCTAACCCTCTCACACTTTATCTCCATAACCATAATAAAAGGCGGAGTAGTTTAATATGTCAAGAGCGACAATTATAGACGAGCGTATTGAAGACGACTCTACAACAACTGATCTTGAAGCTACATCATTTGATGAGCCAACTCAAGAAAAACCTGAACCGAAAGCCAAACCTCAAGAAGATGACTTACCAGAGAAGTACCAAGGCAAGTCAGTACAAGAGATTGTACAAATGCACCAAGAAGCTGAAAAGATGCTTGGTCGTCAGTCTTCCGAAGTTGGTGAGTTACGTAAGGTCGTAGACGACTTCATCCATACACAACTCGAAGAAAAGAAACAAACACCTGTTCAACAGCCCGTTGACGATGATGACGACATTGATTTCTTTACTGATCCGAAATCAGCCGTTAGTAAAGCTATTGAGAATCATCCTAAAATTAGAGAAGCGCAGGAATACACTGCTCAGTACAAGAAGCAAACCGCACTTGCACAACTACAGTCAGAACATCCTGACATGCAAGACATACTAGGTGACGCTAAATTTGCTGAGTGGATCAAAGCTTCTAAATATAGGACTCAGATGTTTGTAGCAGCAGACCAGGAATATGACTATGACGCTGCTAACGAGTTGTTTAGTCTTTGGAAAGAGCGTAACCAAATGGTTAAGCAGACAGCCAAAGTAGAAAGAACAGCACGCAAACAATCTCTCAAAGCCGCAACTACCGGTACTGCTAGAGGAACAGCAGAGCGATCTCGTAAAAAGACTTATCGTCGGGCTGACATAATTAAACTCATGCGAACCGACCCTGAACGATATCAGTCTATGTCAGACGAGATATTCAAAGCATACGCAGAGGGTCGAGTTAAGTAGCCTAATTATCAAGGAGATTTATCATGGCTGGCGAAACCTCTGGAACTTATTTTACAGCTAATGCTGTAGTTGACAAAACCGCTGCTGGTACTTTTATCCCAGAAATCTGGAGTGACGAAGTAATTGCAGCATACCAAAAGAACCTCAAGTTGGCACCTCTTGTTAAGCGCATCCAAATGGCTGGCAAGAAAGGCGACGTAATTCACATTCCTAAGCCTACTCGTGGTTCAGCCTCTGCAAAAGCAGAAGCAACTGCTGTAACAATCCAAGCAAACCTTGAGTCAGAGTTGACTGTCACTGTTGACCGTCACTTCGAGTACTCACGTCTGATCGAAGACATCGTAGAAGTACAGGCTCTCAACAGCCTCCGTCAGTTTTACACAGAAGACGCTGGTTACCAGCTTGCTCTTAAGGTAGACACTGACTTGCACTCTGCAGGTACTGGCTTTGGTGACGGTGGTGCAATCGTGTACTCTGGTTCAGTAGCTCCTACTGACTACCAGCACAGCGGTTGTTTCTTCAATGATGGCGGTACAACTACTCAGTACACTGACGACACTCTTGTTGCTGGTGATGACTTTACTGATGCGTTCTTCCGTGACATGATCCAAAAGCTTGACGACAACGACGTTCCTATGGAAGACCGTTGCCTCATCATCCCACCTGCAACTCGTAATGCCATCATGGGCATTGATCGTTACGTGTCTTCTGACTTCGTAAGTGGTCAGTCAGTTAACAGCGGCCTCATCGGTAACCTGTACGGTGTAGACATCTACGTGTCTTCTAACTGTGCAACTATCGAAGCTGCAGCTGACAACACTGCAGGAACCGTTGATACACGTGCGGCACTTCTCTTCCACAAAGACGCAATCGTCATGGCAGAGCAAATGGCCGTACGTTCACAGACTCAGTACAAGCAGGAATACCTCTCGACTCTGTACACAGCTGACACGCTGTACGGTGTTCAGGTATACCGTCCTGAAGCTGGTTTCGTTCTCGCAGTTCCTTCTGCATAAGAACGACAAGAGGGGTCAGCAACGGCCCCTTTTTCCTTTCTTCTCCTTCTTCTCTGCAATAGGACTTTCCGATGTCGAACTACACTAAGACTACAGACTTTGAAGCTAAGGACTCGTTACCTACGGGCGACTCAGGAAAAATTATCCGTGGCGCTGAATTTGAAACAGAGTTCGATGCAATCTCCACTGCTATTGCAACCAAAGCTGACACAGCAGGGCCTACGTTTACCGGAACCCTGACCTTTGAAACTATTTCTGACGGAACCATTGGTGTTACTGCGTTCGTTGACGAAGACGATATGTCGTCCGACAGTGCAACTCTGGTTCCTACACAGCAGTCTGTAAAAGCTTACGTTGACTCACAAGTCACTGCACAAGACTTAGACTTCCAAGCTGACTCAGGCGGTGCGCTTAGTATTGACCTAGACTCTGAGACACTGACCTTTACAGGCGGCACTGGTATTGATACGTCTGGCTCAGGTAATGCCGTTACCTTTGCTATTGACTCTACCGTTGCCACATTGACTGGTTCACAGACTCTTACTAACAAGACTCTGACTGCACCTGTTATTTCAAGCATTAGCAATACAGGCACACTAACGCTTCCAACATCAACAGATACACTAGTTGGTCGAGCGACTACAGATACGCTGACAAACAAAACATTAACGTCACCTGTTATTAGCACAATCAGCAACACAGGTACGATTACACTTCCTACCTCTACGGATACGCTGGTAGGTCGTGCAACCACTGACACACTGACTAACAAGACTCTGACATCTGCTGTACTAAACACAGGTGTATCAGGTACGGCTGTGCTTGATGAAGATGATATGTCTTCTAACTCAGCTACACAGTTGGCTACTCAACAGTCAATTAAGGCGTATGTAGATGCAAGTGTTGTTGGCATTTCTAACGTTGTAGAAGACACTACTCCTCAGCTAGGCGGTGATCTTGATACCAACGGCAATGACATTCTGTTTGCTGACAACGACAAGGCTATCTTCGGCGCTGATAGTGACCTACAGATTTATCATGATGGTAGCCATAGTTACGTTAGCGACCAAGGCACAGGAAACTTGCGGATTTATGCAAACGACCTTGTGCTGGCGAACAATGATGGGTCAGAAACGTTTCTTTATGGCGTCAACGGCGGTGCGGTTTCAATAAGCTATGCGAACAGCGCGAAAGTCACCACCACCTCCTCAGGCATCGACGTAACGGGTAGTGTGACTGCTGATGGTTTGACTGTTGATAAATCTGGTGGGAACATCGCCGCATCGTTTATAAATTCTGATAGTAACAACTCTTATATTCAGTTTCAAAACTCAACAACAGGAACAACAACCTACACGGACGGTAGTTTAGTCGGTATTGATTCTGATGAGTCTTTGACAATTTGGCAACTTGAAAGCAACCATATTAAATTTGGGACTTCTGCCACAGAACGCATGCGTATCGACTCAAGCGGCGTAGTAAAACTTATTACCGCTAATGACACAGCAGGCACTGAAAAGTTCTTAACTTTTGGAAGTAATAGTTTTAACAGAGCAGGGATTAAGTGTACTAACGCCGCAACCTACGATGGTTCGCTAGAGTTTTACACAGGTAACTCCAGCACCTTTGAAGAACGCATGCGTATCGACTCAAGCGGCAACTTGTTGGTTGGGACTACTGTATTAACAGATATTTCTTCTAGCGGCACAGGCAACGAAGGCGCTTACATTAAACCTGATGGTTCAGTGGGTTTAGCAACTTCAAATGACAAAAGCCTTATCATTAATCGTAAAACATCGGATGGTGACCTTGTTCAATTCCGCAAAGACGGCTCAACAGTCGGTAGTATTGGTAGTCAAGGCGGAGCTAATATTTACATTACTTCGGGCAATCGAGGTGTTCGTCTAAATGATGGGGACTTTTCTCCAATCACTAGCGCAAATGCTTATAGCGACAATACTGTTGATTTAGGCCGCTCTTCGGCTCGCTTCAAAGACCTTTACCTGTCAGGCGGTGCGTATTTAGGCGGTACAGGTTCAGCCAATCATCTAGACGACTACGAAGAAGGGACGTGGAATGTAGGCTTTACTGGAGCAACTGTAACTCCAACAAATACTACAGGCAGATACACAAAAATTGGTCGTGTGGTCTACTTTAATTATTACAGTGGTAACTCAACAATCGCTAGTGCTTCAGGTCAAGCGCAGATAACAAATTTGCCGTTCACTGTTGAAGATAGCACACAAACGTATCAGCCATTTTATACATCGCATAATACTTTCTTTGGCGGCTCTACAAGTGCAGGAGTTGAAGGTTACGCTAATAAAGGAGGTACAAATTTAGTATTTATAACAAGAGGAACTACGGCTAAGCCAAGTTTTGTAAACGGCAGTGGTAAATTTATTATGGTTGCAGGGTTTTATTTGACAACCGCCTAATTATCTCAAGTGGACTCTTGGGACGGACTAAAGGAGAAGGACAATGGCACTAACAGAATCAACAATAGACGACAAAATCGAAGTCGTAGGCAACCATAAGGCAGTACAGATTCGTACTGCACGAGTTATCTACGATGACGGCTCAGAAATTAGTCGTAGTTTTTCACGACGTGTATTGCACCCATCTACTAAATCGGGTGGTACATGGTCAAATACGGACATCTCAGGAGAAAGCACTGAGGTACAAGGAATCTGCAATGCGGTATGGACTGATGCTGTACGCACTGCTTATCAAAACGCAATGGACGCACAAGGAGTTTAACAATGGCTACATGGACTATCGCAAACCTTGAGCGTAACGTAGCAGACGGCGGTGTAACCGTTGCACACTGGCGTGTTACTGAAGAAGAAACCGTAGGCACTGGCGACGACGCTGTTACCTACACTGCATCATCATACGGCACTGTAGGCTTTACACCTGACGCTTCTGCTGATGACTTTGTTGCTTACAACAGCCTGACAGAAGAAGTTGTTATGGGCTGGGTACACGCAGAGGTAGACCAGAGTGCTACTGAAGCGGCACTGACGGCTAACATTGAAGCACAGAAGAATCCTGTGTCTGCTGATGGAATGCCTTGGTAGAAACTTTAGTACTCTATTTAGTACTAGAAGGAGGTACTTCAGCATACGTAGGCAGACGGGTCGTTTACCACACAGTATGTGAATACAAAGAACTCTACACAAAATCAGATAAGCGGTATCGGTGGTATGTCCCAGGAATTTATGACTGCCCACCGTATGTGAGATTTAAAGATGATTGATCCGGTAACTGCCATAGCTGGAGCAACTAAAGCCTTTACGATGGTAAAGGCAATGGTAGAAGCTGGACGCTCTGCAGAGGACACACTAGGACAGGTAGCTAAATGGTACGGTGCAGCTAGTGACGTACTGTTTGATGAGTCGAAGAAGAGCAACCCAAATCCTTTTAAGAAGCTGGTGTTTGCTAAGTCTGCCGAAGCTGAAGCATTAGAGGCTTTTGCAAGAAAGAAGAAGATAGAAGCTCAACGCAAAGAACTACACAGTATCATAGGCATGGCTTATGGTAACCAAGGTTTGAAAGAGTTGAGAGACATTAAGAAGCAGGTAATAAAACAAAGACAAAACGCTGTTTACCGACAACAGGAACTAAAGGAACAAATACTAGGCACATTGTTAGCGTTTGTTGGCTTAGGTGTCGTAGCAGTTCTAGTAATATTCATTTCAGGTGGTTTTAAATGACAAAAACAGAAGAACTTATTGCGAGACTTGAGGGACACGAGAAAGAGTGTCTAGTGCGGTACGACATGATCCAACGT